AAGACTGTTAATAGAAGATAACAATAACGCCAGAGCCGCCAGTGCCACCCCCCGCACCTACACCAGCACCACCACCGCCACCACCAGTATTGGCAGCGCCATTTGTTGTTGCCACCCCGGTATATCCACCAGCGCCGCCTCCACCCCAGTAACTATTACCGCCACCGCCACCACCAAAATTTGGTGAAAAGGTAGTAAAAACTTGACCAGCACTACCGCCGCCGCCAGTCAAATTTAATGCCCCACCTGACGCTGTTCCACCAACACCCGGCACCGCATAACCAGCGCCGGGATTACTATTGGCCGTGCCGCCATTACCCGTCAACGTAGAAAATGTTGAATTACCACCATTTGAATTAGCTGAACCTACACCAACAGTTGCTGTAATTGACGCGCCGGGAGTAACTGTCAAAATACCTATCGCAGTGCCACCAGCGCCACCACCACCGCCAGAATAGTTACCGCTACCTGTTGCACTATTTGCACTACCACCAGCACCCGTCACATAAACAAGAGCTTTAGTTACAGCGGTAGGCACAGTCCATGAACCAGACGATGTAAAAACTTCCATGTTAGAAAAGCCAGCGGAAAGACTGATCGCGCCAGTAGAACCGTTTAATGACGTCACACCAGTATTGGCAATTGTGACTGCGCCCGTTGCACCGCTTACTGAAATGCCAGTACCCGCCACATTAGAAGTAACACCCGCATTGGCTATGTTAATAGTGCCAGATGTGGTAACCGTGCCACCACCAGATAATCCACTACCTGCCGCTACCGTGACAGAAGTAACCGTTCCACCTGTATTGGTAGAATTAACCGTCTGATTTGGCCAAGTGCCTGATACAGAAATATTAGTACCAGCTACCAAGCTAGGAGTTGCAGTACCCGTTCCGCCGTTGGCAACCGCTAACGTTCCCGTAAAACTAATGTTAGGCGCAGTCCCGCCGCTAGAAGCCAAAGGAGCCGACGCAGTAACGCCGGTAATCGTACCGCCAGAACCAATAGCAGAAATTGAAATGCCACCGGCACTATTGGTAATTGTGACGCCTGAACCCGCAGTCAACGTAGATTTAGTCAGCGTATTACCGCTGCTATTACCAATCAGTAATTGCCCGTCTGTATACGAAGTTTGACCAGTACCACCATTTACAACAGGAAGCGTTCCTGTTACGCCGGTACTCAAAGGCAATCCAGTTGCGTTTGTCAATGTTGCAGATTGTGGCGTACCTAAAACTGGAGTAACAAGTGTTGGCGAATTTGATAGCACTACGTTAGTAGTACCTGTAGATGTCGTAACGCCCGTACCACCAGAAGCTACAGGCAGCGTACCGGTAGTTAGAACCGATGTGCTAGACGCATAAACTGCGCCGCCAGAAGTGAATGACGAAAGATTAGTACCACCATTGGCTGTAGGCAATACTCCTTTAACGTCTGCCGTCAAGTCAATGACGCTCTTGGAAACCAAGACAAAATCAGAACCATTCCAAGCAATCAAGGCTTTCTCGCCATTTGCCACAGTGACGCCAGGTGTTGTTGGGCCAGAACCCACCACCTTAACGCCATACCCACCAGTTGTTGCATTGATAACAATGTACGCTTTAGATTGTGCTGGCGCAGTAATTGTCTTCAAGGTAGTACGCGCACCTGTACACAGTAGCACCGCATTACGCGCTTGATTGGCTGCGCCATTGGTTGTACTTAACGTGACATTCGCATCTGTACTAAGGGTTGTTGTCCCTGCAACTGCAGAGTCAAGCAGTGAAGTGATTGAGTCATTTACTGCCGTGCCCCATGTGCCAGATAAATCTCCCGTGGTTGGCAACGCCAATCCAAGGAGGGGGGAGAAATTAGTTACTGCCATGATTGTCCTTTAATGTGTAATGATAAATCTTGCATGGCTACGCAGGTTTTGGATATTTTGCTTTTACAGCTTGACACGCATCAATATACGCCTGTACTTGAGCTTGATCACCCTTAACAATTCCATCCAAATAATCTTCCATTGGAGGGTATTCAGATTTACGTTGTAGTTGATATGCGGTCTTAGCAAACTCAGCCGCCTGCGCATCTCTTGCTGAAATGTAAGTTGCTTTTTCTTCAGTGGTATATTTTTCAATAATTTCCCATGCTTGTTTCCATTTTCCATTGGTAAGCACAGGCGGTAATTCTTTAGGTACTTCAAACTCTGCGTTGTATGTAGCCGGGTCTGAATACTCAAAAGTTCCATAACCAAATTCAGCAAGGGTTTCTTCAGTTGCTGGCAATGCAAATGATGTATTTGGATGCATGTGCTGCATATGGGCCTCTGTAACAGGCCATGCAGTTGGAATGCCATTTTCAAGTCTTACTAACATAAGATGTCCTTAAGGTGTACTTACATCGGTTGAGGGAAAACTGCGTGTGTTACCGGGCCAGATAATTCTGACAGCACCTGTACCGCCCGGAAAGTTATAAGAGTTGTTGTTTTTAGCACCTCCACCCCCATACAAACCACCATTTTGCGACCATAGGCCACCATAGGTAGTGTTTTTACCTGTGCCTCCAGTAGTGCTTGAGCCTCCTGATCCACCTGTAGCCAACGTGGAACTACCGGCTATTTGCCCTACACCGTTGCTGCCTTGACCAAATAGACCAACACCACCGCCACCACCCGAACCACCACCCGAACCACCCCCACCACCAGCACCGCCAGCACCATTTCCACCGTTTGCTGGACCGCCACCACTAGAGCCAGCGTTGCTGCCACCCATGCCACCATCCCCGCTGTATCCACCAGCACCACCACCACCTGTTTGGTTTTCACTACCACCTTGGCCTCCATTGCCGCCTCCTTGGGATGTTCCAACAGTGCCACTAGGAGTCCCACCTGCACCACCAAAATACTCGGCCCCTCGAGCTCCACCACCAGCAATACGACCAAATGCAGAAGATGATCCAGAAGCTCCCACACTATTTGGAGTTACATCTCCTACAACTATTGAATATGTAGTTCCGGGAGTAACGGTAATATTATTAGCCCAAGCCAAGGCCCCACCGCCACCAGATGAATATTGATTAGTACTCGGAGCTGTGCCACCAGCACCAACGCAAACAACGCTAACGCTAGTAACGCCTGTAGGACAGACCCATGAATACGTCCCGGGTATCGTGTATGTAGATTCTCCTCTTGGCACTTCTGTTGCTCCTTGTGATGAATTTGATGAAAACATTTTTAGCCCTACAAATAATTTTGACCAGCGTTACTTCCCCACCAATAAGTTCCGTCAGCAGAAAATACAAATTTATCACCTTTACTTGCTGTGCTGGTGATTGTTGGGGCTGTACTGGCAGGCCACTTAACTGACGCAGGCCATGTAACAGAACGACCACCAGTAGCGTCCTGCTTTAGCAACATCATAAAGCTCTTACCTGATGTAGCAGTTGGGAATGTAAATGTGCAATTGCCCGTTAAGGTCAGGATTTGGAATGTGCCTGTTGTCAAACTGACTGTGTAAGCAGTTGTTGTATTGGCAGTGATGACGCCTTCTTTATAGTCGCCAGCCAGATCAAATTTTGCTGTAGGACTTGAAGCTCCCACACCCAAATTCCCTGACGCATCCAGAGTCATCACTTGAGTAAAGGAGGCAGCCGTCCCTGCTGTGCCTGATGGTGCGTTATACCAACGGAACTGACCAGTACCTTGTTCTAACTTAGTTGCAGTTCCTGTGTTTTTGTAAGTCCACCCACCACTTGCATAATAAGCATTTTGATTTATGAAAGCCGTTGTCGCCGCATTGTCTGACATCAGGCTTAATGACTGCATTTCAAATGCTTTGAAACTAGAGTTCCATGCACTGGGAGTTAATCCCAAGCCTAAATTAGTGCCACTAAAAATCAACCCAGAGCCAGTAGCTAATGCGCTTGTAGACGAGGCGTAAACCACACCACCAGAAGTAAACGATGTTAGTCCTGTGCCGCCGCTGGTCGTTACCAAAGTAGCAGATAGTCCAGCGGCTGTAGTTGCTGTAGAAGCATTACCTGTTAAAGCCGCTGTAATCGTACCGGCGGAGAAATTACCTGACGCATCACGCTGAACAATCGCAGAAGCAGTATTAGCACTAGCTGCAGTAGTCCATGTTGGCGCAGTTGTACCAGAAGATGTTAAAAGCTGCCCAGATGTTCCCGCCGCAGAAAAACCTGTTGTACCCGCAGCAGATTGATACGGAACTGCACCCGCTACACCACTACCTAAATTAGTTGCAGTGGAAGCTGTGCCTGTCAAAGTGGCCGTAATTGTGCCTGCGCTAAAGTTACCTGAAGCATCACGGGCAACAACCTTAGAGGCTGTATTTGCTGATGTGGCGTCTACTGCAGCCGTCACGGTTGCACTGCCGTTGTAGCTTGTGCCGGTCAAATACGTGCCAAGCGTCAAGGCATTTAGGTTGGAGCCTAAAGCCACGCCAGAGATCGTGCCAGCTACCCAACTAAATGCAGAACCAGTGTAGTTTAGGACGTAGTTTGTGCCCGAAGCCGCAGTGATAAACGATGTAGCCCCAGCGCCTGTTTGATATGGAATTTGAAGATTTGCACCGCCAGAAATATTGGTAGCCGCAGTTGCTGTCGTTGCATTTCCACTCAAAGCCGCAGTAATCGTACCCGCTGCAAAGTTACCCGAGACATCACGAGCCACAACTTTGGAAGCTGTATTGACCGCAGTTGCATCAACGGTTGCTGTTACAGCAGCAGAGCCGTTAAAACTTGTGCCCGTCAGGTATGTACCCAACGTCAGCGCATTCGCCACAGACCCAGCCGATCCAGAGATATTACCCGTTACATCCGCGCCATCAACTGTTCCCCAAGTAGGAGCGGCAGAGGCTGCGCCCGTGCCCGTTTGAATTAAGTACTTCTTGGTAGTTGTAATATTGCCTGCCAACTTAGCCAAGGTGTTGGCCGCGCTTGCGTACAAAATGTCGCCTGTCGCATAAGAAGATTGCGCTGTACCGCCATTGGTCGCACCCAAAGCACCAGATACTGCGCCTGATTGGTTCAACGCAACGGCATTCCACTCAACATTGGTTGCCGAAGCATCCATAATTAAAGACTTGTACGCCGCGCCTTTGGCTAATTTGCCCCATGTGTTTGTGCCGGAGCCGTACAGCAGATCACCGGTTGTGACTGTGTTTGTGCCTGTGCCGCCGTTTGTAGCTGCTACCGTACCAGTTAAAGAAATTGTCAGGCCGGTAACATCAATATTAGTGCCACCAACATAATTCAATTGATCGCTAAATAACGTAAATGGCAGGGCAGTTGTACCTACAGTAATGGCCGCTGTCTGAGACAGAATGAACGCGCTACCTGCATTAGTAGAACCGGCAGTTACAAAGAAATAAGCATTGTTAGCAATCTCACCTGCACCCGCAGTATCAAAGTCTGTGGCACGAGTCAGTATGTATGGAGTACCCGCAGTTCCCGTAGATGTTACGGTGTAGCAACCATTGTTGGCGGAGGCAACTTCATTTTGTACCAAAATACGCTGGGAAGTTGTTACGGCGCTCCCGTCAACAGTTAAAGCACCATTGACGGTAGCTGTTAGCGTAGCGCCTACACCTGACGCCCCATTGTTGTAGGTATTAGTAGGGAGGGCTGCGGCTGTTGCGTAAACTACAGATGGGTGTACCGTAAAACCTGTTGCAGCCACCGTATCTACATACTGTTTGGTAGCTGCTTGTAAATTTAATGTTGGATTAGCATTAAGCAGAACTGTTGAGCTAAACGTGGCCGCACCTGTTGAGGTGAATGCGCCGCCAACAGTCAGACCTGCTTTAGTTGTGATGGATTGGTCAGTGCCGGAAATACGTGCGGCCCAATTGGTTGTAGCTACACCACCAGCAAACAACAAAACATCCTTGGCCGCAGTGCCAGTGCCAATAATCAGTTCACCGCCATCGTTGTACACATAGCCTGAGCCAGGCGTAAAGATTGGATAAGCTGCTTCTGTGTAGTTAGAGCTTGCAATGCCCATGTCAATGAAGTTGTAAGTTCCATCGCCCAAGTTGTTGTAAGCAACAATGTCAGTAGAGGCGGAAGAACCGCCATTTAAATTCTGCGCATATATCTGTGCAAAGCTGTTAACGTTGGCATACAACTCAGCCAAAGCCGCACCAAATGTTGTGTAGCTTGTAACACCCGTACCGACCACAGTAATAGGGCCACCGTCAATCAGAACGTTGCCGGTCGTTTCTTCGTAGATGGCTTTCTCTGATGGGTATGTACAGAAGACATCTACAGCGTTAGTGAAATTGACCAACGCTCCTGCGCTTGAAGAAGACAGTGGCGTAGCATTACGGGTCAGTGTTGTACCGGAAGATGTGTACGTACCGTAGTTAACTTCCCATGCGCCAGAGGTGTTGTCTACAATTGCAAAGTAAGTAACGTTTCCGTTGCCAATTGCAGAAAATGCTTGGAAGCCTGCTGGGGTAGAACCCAACGTAAGTGTGCCCGTGCCCGGTGCGGCTGCGGTCTGTTTAACCCGATCTTTTAGTACGATAGCCATTTTTTAATCCTTATGACGGAATGTCCGTCCAACCGGGGGTTTGTGTATTGGTGATATTTTGCCAGTTTGCGTCCTGACTGTCATCAACTACTACCCACACAAGTACATTACCAATAGATACCAAAAGCTGTATGCCCGTAACGTTGACGTTAGCTGTCCTAAGAGCGGACACAGAAGCAACCGCGCTTACAATCTCTGCTATAGAAGCATTTTTAGAAATTGAGGCGGCTTGAGTTGAAGCAGCTGTAGCTGTTTCTGCAACTGCAACAGAGATAAGTAAGCTACGGTTTGAACTGTCTGTGCCTGTGGCAGTTTCAGCAATAGCCGCAAGTACCGTTGTAATAGCCAACTGCGCGTCAGAAGCCGTAGCTGTTTCTGCTTGGGCTGCATTTAATGTAGACGCAACTTTATTAACTGTATCTGTACCCGTTGCAGTTTCTGCTTGAGACGCTCTTAAAGTAGATACTGCAAAATTAGTACTGTCTGTTGCAGTGGCCGTTTCTGCTCGAGAGGCTACCAAAGTATTGTTTAGACTTGCAAATGTTGCCGAGGCAGTAATAGTCTCTTGAACCAAACCTCCAGCCCGTGTCTCTTGAAAAACAGAATCAGCAGCCGTAGCTGTTTCATTTAAAGACGACAGTACTGTAGCCCCGCCTAGAGCGGCGAAGGGTGCTTGGGCAAATGTAACATCTCCAAACACCGCACTACCTATTAGGCTGCGTCAAGAGAGAATGTGTAGGTAACGTTCAATGTATCCCCAGCATCCACAGTTTTATCCCCACCAGTGAAGTCACCAGCAGAGAACAACACACCAGAAGTACCAGAAGATACAGTACACAAAAGCGCCCCTGCAACAACAGTGCTATTAACTAGCATAGCAAAAGATGATGGAGAAGCAGAGTTGGTAATTACAGAAGGATCAGCAGTTGTAGCCGTACCAAAAGTAACCGCAGGGCGATTGCCTGTGTAGGCAGTACCTGGAACCAATTCAGTCCAACCAGCATGAGAAGCTAAAGTATTACCAGCAGCGTATGTAGTACCAGAACCCGGGCCTTGAACCAAACCTAAGTAAAAGGCACCCGTATAACCGGAACCCTTGAAATATGTTTGGTTCATGTTTTGCAAACCTTCGTTTACAACCAAATTGTGAAACGTATCAGACCATTTTTCTTGGCCATCCGCTCCTGTACAAGTCACTGTAAACACGCCGCCAGCAGATACGCCATCGCCGCTTTTAGGATTTGCAATCAAGCCAGCAGATACTGTGTCTTGTGCTTTGGAAATTTCTGTGCTCATGTTGGCTCCTGATTAAGAGATACGAACGATAGCGCTGTTGGCATCGGGCGTTGGGAAGATGATTTGAAAGGTATCATTGTTGACTGTCTTGTCTGAACCAAAATCTAAAACAGCTACAGACTTGTTGCCTTGCGTAGAGTTATATACCAACGCTCCACGGCATGTGAATGTGGCGTTTGTCCAAGTAGAGTTATTGAACGATACATATGCTGTTGGGATACCGCTAGTATTGTTACCATAAGTAGGCGATACCGAGATCACCAATGTATTACCACCAGCCGTATATCCAGTCCCAGTCACTTCATTTGAAGTTGTATATACAGTAGTAGATGTACCAAGATTTGCCGCTGCCGTGTACAAAGCAACTTTAAAAGTGTTAGGCGTTATTGGGCCAAAGTTGTGAACCGCTTGAAGCAGTTCAACTTTAAAGCTTGTTGTTGCAGTTTGAGCAATAGTCATATTAAGTTACCGCCTGTCTGAATTGACCAGAACGATATGCGTCCTGACGTTCCATACCATCACCCAAACGTTTAGCCAATGCAAGCGCTTCCATGTATTTTTGATTGTATAACGCAATCATGTCAGTCTCGCCCTTCATGAATGTATACGCTTCAACTAATGAGCCGTACAACAATACAGAGTCAAAGTTATCACCAAGCCAAGAAGTTAGAGATGTAACGATAGATGGTGGATAGTAGTAATAATGTAGTTCTACAGTATAGGCTGCATCAGGTGATGGGCCAAGAATAAAAGATAACTCATTAACATCGTTTGTTTGGGGGCCAAACAATGCATAGTATTTTGGGATACCTTTATCAGTGTTTGGATTTGGGTATGCCTGACGGATGTAGTTCACATCTTTGTTTAGCAAGTACTCATAATTTCCATCACCATCAATCGCCGCTATCGAATACACAGCCAAAAAATCACTTGGACAACCAAGATACGGCGTAGTAGAAGATACTGTACCTGTTACATTTTTACGGATAGATGGAAACTGAACGTTGTTATAGATACGTTGTTCAGCTTGCTGTATAAAGCGGTCGATCTGTTCCTTCGTGGTCTCAATAGCCCCGTCGGCCAGCGTTATATCCGGAAAGTTATTTTCCGTATATGCCTCAATAGATGCAACAAGCTGATCGTAATTCATGCCATCGGGCCTCTTGCCATCACGCCTTTAGTAGCGCACCCGTTACCACGAGTTTTGATACCAGTTGTCTTTACATCAGGGTTGTAGCCATCACGATTGATGTTACCGACCGACATGTTTACTGTATCTGCGCGGGTAGGCTTTGCACCGCTATAGCCGTTACCTAACTCAACACCAGCCGAAGAGCCAGTATGTGGTTGGGCGTAGACTTCGGCGTTACCAATTTCTTTGCCGCCTTGTTTCTGACTAAATTTGGCCATATCAACCGCCTTTTTTATAGGTGAAAGATGACTTCTTTTGGTTAGCCACTTTAGCCAAACCACGACCCAGAGTTTTCATCTGAGCATTAGTCTTGCCGCCTTTAGCAAACTTAGTCATAGGCTGACCGGGATGCAGCTTCTTCTCGTGCTTATGCACGGCTCCAGCTACCATCTTTTTATCTTGTGCGAGGTCCATTTTCATGTCCTCTTTCATATCGCTCTTTGCCATATTAAGCTCCTATCTGTATGGTTACTGTACCAATTTGTACGCCTAACAACAAGTAGTTTGGTGTTAAAGCTGCATCAAATCCTCTTGCTCCGCCAACGGGGTTCCATCCCCATTGAATATCCCTGCTACCTTGACTTGGATATCCAAACCCATCAACAGCAGTACTATTAGTCAATAGAATCTGCAAACCATTGGTACCTGACTGCGTATAGCTTACATCAGGACGCGGCTCCCGTACAGCTTGTGGATCATCCACTGGGTACATACCCAACTGTAACTGAGGTTGATCAGGATCCCAACACTCAGGACACACTTTTAAATTAAACAAGCGTGTCTTAATAATTTCTTTCTTCAGGTCTTTCAACATGAACCGCTCATCACAGCGGTCACACTGAGCAATTGAATATTTACCTGAGGAATATCTACTGGGCATACATCACCTGTAGAACGACTGTCTTGGAACATATCGGTCAGGAGCCTTTTCGCGGTCTTCCTGTGACGCTAACGCCCACTGTTCTTCATACGCAGCTTTAAGCATCATGATGCGCTCCATAGGCACGTCAGGGCGCTTAGAACCAACGTAATAGGCCAAACCAGCCACTACGCATGGAATCAGCCGGAATGGGATATCTTGTACGTTAACGCCGCTGCCAGCATCTTGCAGGCGGCGCATGCGCCAGTAAACAAACACATATTGATCGCCGGGAGCGTTAGGAGTAGGCCACACGTTTACAGACGTAAGGTTATTGATCGTTATGGTTGCACCAATTGCGTGACCAGCGGCAACTGTATCAGTGCTGCCGTTGTACTGACCACGATAACAATTAAGTAATTGATTACCGCTGACATTTGCGTAGTAGATTGTTTCTGCGTCAATTGTGATAAATCCTGTTGCGGGTAAACCATTAGTTGTATCTAACGTAATAGTCGTATCCGTAGACGTTACCACCGCCGCCACCAATGAATTAGACAAGTAGCTTTGGTTTGATTGGCGGTTAATCCACATCTGAATGGGACGACCTTGAGCTAACTTGTTTGGCAGGGTCGAGTACGTTGACTCAGAGATACGGCTGATGTTGATATCAATCTGATTAGGCGTAGTCGCTTGTGTACGAATAACCTGATCCAACAGATCAATCGTGGTACTAGGCAAAGCATAGACGCCTTGCCCAGTGTTCATTACGAATTGGCCTTGCTCAATAGTCCATAAATTGATGCCACGGTTAGCCCATTCAATCGTAAGCATGTTGAAGGACCGGCGTGCGGTACGAAACTCATAGCCAGTACGAACCTCAATACCCGCCCGCTCATACGCTTCCTCAACAATTTCGTTGAAGTCTAGGTTAAAGGTGGAGAGTCCTGAAGTGCTAGCCATTATCTAAATCCCGCCGTTTTCTTTGCGATTGTTTTGGGTTGGGCTACAAATTGTTTTCCGGCGGCTTTTCCTGCCCGCTTGGCTTTGGTCGTCGCAGCGTACTCAGCAGGGCTGAGACTTTTGATCGCAGCTTTTGGAAGGTATCGTTCACCAGTGTCAGAAGATTTTTTACCACTTTTGGTACCCCATTTTTGGTCGCCCCAATCCTTCAATGATTTTTGAGGAGCTTTCAATCTCGGTAACCCCCGCCAGCCGCCTTGTACTTCTTGGCAACTAGCTGAGCTTTACGTGCCGACCACTGGCCAGCACCTGTGCCTTGTGTAGCTGCGGACTTTACTTGCGACACAATCTTCTTACGAAGACCGGGTTTTGTGTAATTGCCAGCAGCATTCACCTTACCGCCTTCTTTGTACTGAGTAAAGTCAGTATCATCTCGTCGGGCTTTCTTAACGCCCTTAGGCATTTTAGATGCGCGAATATCGCCCATACCACGACTGGCTAACATATTAGCAACTCCCACCATTTTTCATGGTGACCATAGTACCGCGAGTCTTGCCTTTAGTAGCAATACCGTCAGCACGCTTAGAAGCAGAGCCAACAGAACCACCTTTAGCGTAACCGCGTTGACCACGGACTGCGTCACGCGGATCTTTTTTCTCAGGAGCATATTCGGTGTTGCGCATAGACTTTGTGTATGCTGCCTCAGTAGCAGCCTGCATCTTGCGCTCAGCCATATCTTCCCGAGCTTGTTGTTCTGCTGGACTCATGAGAGCCTCCTTAAATTAGCACTTGGCCATTCCACCCTTTTTCATGGTATTGACAGGCTTGCCAGTACCAATCGAATTGCCAGCCATTTTAGGCATAGCACCTTTAGTTTTGCCTTTAACAGCAATACCGTCACGGCTAGGAGCCGCTGTTTTAACTTTGCCCATTGGAGTTGTAGCAACTTTTTTCTGTGTAGCCATGGTAGATCCACCTTTTGAAAATTTACGGCCTTTATCGGCCTTTGAAAAGTCTTGTCCCACAGATTGAGGGACGCCTGCTTTCTTGGCAAACGCTGGATTGTGAGCCACCGCTTCCATGAAATTGTGTTGTTTTTTGCTTGTGCTTGGCATGTTAAACCTTAACAATCCAGCCTTTGCCAATTACAAAACCGACAACCAACATACCAATCCAGATCAAAGCTTTTTCTATAACGGTCTTACCAACCTTTTTATAGAACTCACCAGACATCTCTTCGATGGCAAGCTTAGCCGCTCTTCTGGCAATGGCCTCTTCACGATCAGTCAATTCAATGTCGTTCATGTTAGCAATTCCATGCTCTAAGAGCCTTGTTGATCCTTGAATCCGGGTCTTTGGCCGTCTTCTCGCTCGTCAACTTCTTTTTCATTCCGCTCATCCTCGCACAGAAAGAGTCTCGCCGGGAGCCGCCTTCTGGCTGGGGACGTTTCAAGTTCATGCCTTGCGCTTTCGCAGAGGCTCGACCTTTGTCGTTCAAGCCGCCCTTCTCGGACTTGCC